TCTAACAGGTCAATAGTGTCTGCGGGTAATGTGTATTGATAAACACCTGATGTTAAAGAAAGAGTTTTCTCTTCAATAGTCCACAAGTTTATACCACGATTCTGCCACTCAATAGTCATTAAATTCATAGACCTACGAGCAGTTCTTAAATCATAACCAGAACGCATCTCGCGTCCCGCACGCTCCCACGCTTCTTCAGCAATCTCTGTGAAGTCCATATCAAAGGCGGTGGTTCCCGAAGTAGCCATTGTCTATTCCTTAAAAAACGCTTTTACTTGACTTAATAAATCTTTTTTCTTTTTACGCCGATCAAGCTCAATACCATGTTCACGCATATATGTCTCTAATTGTAGCTTACTCATACTATCTACATCTACAGACTCTTCAGCTTCTTCAACTACTTCCGCTTCTTCTACTACAGGTTCTGCAACTGCCTCTATTACCTCACCAGATGCTTTACTCGCGATCATAGCTCTTGCCTCGGCCTCAGTCATTATGGTGTTGGACGCTAACATTATTTTACCATCACTGTTTCTACTCCCTACTTGGTAAACAGGGTCACCATCAAGATTGCTACCAATACTAATCATTTCTAAATCTGCCATACTTATCTCCTAAATATATAAAGTTTTCTTACGTCTTGACTCTTGAACAGCTCCACAACCCCTTGCTATATCTCTTCTTTTTCTGGCTAAACCGCCACCGTTAAGGCGTACTGTAGCAGGTTTTGTGTTTTTTACTACTGTTTTTCCTTTTGCTCCCTCGCGCTTTTTCTTCTTTGCAGTCGTTGCTCGTTGTGACTGACTTAAACTACTTGCTTTGCTTCTAGGTAAACATCGATCTGGGTTCTTCTTATCCTTAGAAGTACCACACTTACCTTTAATCTTACCATCTGTACCAATCCTAACCCAGTCTTGATTTCTCCACTCTGCTAACTCACCCATTACTTTTTCTTTCCTTTGCTACCCTTAGCATAGTTAGGATCTTTACAGTACTTAGAGGCAGCCATATTAGCATATGCGCTAGGGTAAGTATCAAAAGTACGTTTTGCCCAAGACTTACCTTTGGCACAAATCTTGCCACCTGATTTATAATATCTACGCATCTTCTTCCTCTGTATACATATTGTTAAACACACGTTGCGTATCCCAAACATAAGACACGTCTTCTTTTGAATTAAAAGTATGTTGATTTGGTTTAAAATCTGGTGCGCCTTGACCTGTTTCAAACCACGCAGGGTGAGTAACCCGAACTCTATTGTTGGGTAAAGCAACAATATTACCTGTATACTCTCCTGCGTCTAATAATTCAAGTACATGACTTTGTTTATGTTGTGCGGGGTCATCTGCTACCTCACTGTCCGTGTAATCCACAGTAAAATAGTATTTAGCAGGGAAGAACTCACCATCAACTTTTGCTATCCAGGGTGCAGGTGAAGCCCTCTCTATCTTATAAACAGCGTGATTATGGGACATACAATCCCAAGGTTGCGCTATATAAGGGGGAAGTTCTGTAGGCCACTCTTCGTATGGCACATCTGCAACAAGCGCTGTTAGCGGCATACGTGCCCACATAGCTCCTCCATGAACATTTGGGTCGTCAGTATCATCAGACTCACACCCAGTAAATATAACTTGAAAACTGAGTGTTCTGTTTGGCATTGTTGTTACTGCGACGACCATAGCGTGTAAAAAATCTCCATGATATTCTTCTAAATTTTTAGTGTATTCTCTCCGAACCCACGCTTTAAAATACGGTATATTACTTTGTAGATACGCCATCCTTTCTTTTTCTCTCCCTTGCAGCTATTTTCTTTCGTTTTTGTGAAAGCTTTGAATGTTTATTAGGTGGACGTTGTATTTGTGTTTGCATCTGTGATCGATTTATCGCCATCATCATCTCCTTTAGCATTTCGTATAGCTCTTAGAGCTTCGAGGCTTTTGTCTTTCTTGCCGCCATCATACTCCCAAGCATAACCATCCGTCACCATTATCATGTTTATATTAGCATCTCCGTCGTATAGCCAGCCTAGCATACGCCCATACTTACCATCCTTCTCGGTTTTAACCCGTAAAGCATCGCAAGCCTTAATTTTGTTTGTTAGATAATTTTTAGCTTCGAGACCCATTGCTTTTTCTTCTAGGTCTCTAGTTCTACTCTCAGGCGTGTCTATACCAGCAAGCCGTATTCGTTCTTTTTTAGAAAGGTTAAACCCTAAATCAATAATAACATCTACGGTATCGCCATCAACGATCTTAACAACTTCTTTTATAGCGTACTCATACATGACTACCTCATTTTACATTTACGTGTACCTTTACGAGCAATACCTGCCCCACGGACTTTACCACCTTTTTTCTTTTCAACTGTAGGGACTTCTGGGTAGGGTGTATTGTACTCTTTTGCCCCTTTTTCTGTTTGCATACTATAGAGTTTATAATCCACTTCTGACATACCTTCACGAAACTTTTCTTTGAGTTTCTTAATGTAGTCTCTACCTTTAGTGGCTAACTTTTCGTAGTCGCTCATAAACTATACCATTTTTGCTGGACGTACACCTTTACGAGCAATACCTGCCCCACGGACTTTACCACCTTTTTTCATGCCTTTTTTCTTCATCGCGCCACCCATAGCAAAACCTTTTTTCTTCATCATGCCGCCGCCTCTAGCAGACTTTACACCTTTGTCTTTCCTCATCATTGCAAAATCATCGCCAGATATTTCACCGTCGTTATTTTTGTCTAATTCTTTTCGACCACCTGTAAGTGCGCCACCGTTCTTGTAACCTTTTTTCTTCATCATTTTATTACCTCATTTTTGCTGGACGGACGCCTTTGCGAGCAATACCTGCACCGCGAACTTTACCGCCTTTTTTCATACCTTTTTTCTTCATCATGCCGCCGCCCATCATCTTCTTGACTTTACGGCCTTTCTTCATACCCATCTCAGCTCTGTCTCTAGCTGTTAAATCCGCGCCAGTCTTACTTCTTGGCATAGCTGTAGCTGGTACAGATCCTTCAGGTATACCCTCAAATTTAACACCGCTAGCTTTTAATTCTGCGGCTTCCCTAGCACTTAACTTTTGAGAAGGTTGTTTTTTAATTGGAAGCCGTGCTTTAGGTATTACTGATTTTTCAGGGGCTAAAGATTTTTTTATCGGTGCTGGCCCACCTTTTACCTGTTCGCCAAACCTGCTCCTTGTTGTAGCACTTCCAGCACGCCCAGGATAGTTTGCCGTCATTTGTTGATTAGCCATTATATCTGCTATCGGTTGTCCTGGCCGTTTCTTTTTCTTTCTTTTATTTAATTCTTCTAAAGTTACTTCTTTACTGTATGGGGTAGCCATCTTAACATCTCCATCGTTTGCGTGCCTGTCTAAGGCGACTATTAGGATCTTTAGCAGCTTTAGGGAACTGTTTCATTTGTCCCGCAGAACGAGCGCAATAAGACTTTCGCCTAGATGCCCGCTTACCCGTTGGTTTTTTCTCTGTAACTGCTGTTTTTAATTTGCTCCCAGGGTTGTTGCGTCTATACTTTGCAACTCCTTTGGAAGTCATGCCTGCGCCAGACTTAGTGGGACGTTTATCCCCACTGCCAATAGACATACCTTTCATGCCAGAACCGCTTACTTTGCGGCCTGATTTATAATACTTACGCATGGAAGAACGTTATCATATCTGCAACGTCAACTGTATATTTAACACTCATGCCGCTATCAAATAAAACACCTTCTGCAGGTATTGTTCTATCCACAGTAGTATTAGCTGTGCCTATAGTTCTAGCTTTAAACAAAGTAGTACCATCTTCAGGGGCTCCGTTTATGAACTCTATAGTCCCTGCTGTACCACCTGAGACAATAGACATACCTTTAAGCCTTATTCTATTACTACCTTGTATAGCTTGAGCACATAGTGTTCCTGAACCCACTGTTATATTAGCTGCATACTGCGCGGAACACTCTACGGCTGAAACCGTAAGAAATAATTTTGCTCCTGCAACTGCCTCAGCAGAACTTGTAGAAGTAATTACTTCGGTCATAGCATCTCCAAACACGTCTGTACCTGTA